TAATCTTCAGCTAAATTATAATTTGGATGTCTATCTTCATCTTTATTCTCTTCCATCTTTTTTATCAGATTTAGCTCTATCAAATAATCAATATAATTATCTGGTCCTCCATAAGGAAATACAGAATCTTTCCAGTGTCTGTACTTCTTTGGATTCAAAGCTTCTTCTGGAGGAGCATAATTCTCTTGAAGATACTCCACAACTCTTTCTAGGAAGCCTGAGTTCAGCTCATTTTTGGTTGATTTGGCTATTCTATGCGTCTTACCAAATAAACCTACAATCTCTGAATTGAACTCCATTTTGAGCCATTCTCGCACCTTCTTCACATCTTTATAGTCTCTGTGGTCAAGTCCTTCATGATAGAAAGCTACAAGAGGACACAATCCACTCTCAAACCATCCTCTCTGTTTTGAACTTTCTTCCAAGACAGGATTGATTGTGAATGGTTGATTTGGATTTTGTCTCATGTAAATCTTCAACTTTGACTTGAAGAAGTCAGAGAATACAAAACCCTTTCCATCTTTTGTAAATCTTCCTTTGAACATAAATTTATTGATTATCCAATATCATCAAAATTGATATCTCCAGATCCTTCATCAATTATGACATCACCTTTCTCTGGAGACAAGAATTTGCCTTCTTCATTCATCTCCCATGATGGATCTGAAAGATAAACAATGTATTGCATCTTTCCATCCTTTGGAGTTTTGAAAACCCATGCCTTGACAGTCTTTCCAACCCACTCTTTGCTGTCCTTTCCAAAGACATCAATTAGATTGTTGATTGAAGTTTGATTAACAGTAAGAGCTTTGGATCCATTTCTTGTTTCAACTTTGTGTACAACTTGAATTCCAAATTTACCTTGTATCTGTTCTCCTTCATCAAGGATCTTCAACAAATCTCCATCCTTAACATCAGCTTCAAACTTCTTGCCTTCGTACTCGTAACTTATCTTACTTACAAATCCAACACCCATACTAACCTTTTTATCATGTATCATATAATTATAATTCTTTAACTTTTAATTTTATCTCTTGTGAGATTTCTAATAATTTTTCTTCAGCTATCTTTACGACCTCAAGACCTGCTTTGCTCAATCCATCTGGACTTTTAATGGTTCTGATGGCTTCTGCATATGCTGTCAACTTATCCTTTTCAGGAGCTAACTCTGCCTGTCTTGCTGATTCAATTCTGTCTTCTTCTGCTTTCTTTTCTGCTGCAATTCTTTCTTTCTCTTTTTGTTCTTCTGCTTCTCTTTTTAATCTGTCTTCTTCAGCTTTATCATCCATTTCCTTTTGAAGTCTTTTCTTCTCATCTTCTATCTTCTTCAGTTCAGCTTGATGTTCTTCATCTTTCTTCTTCTGTTCTGCTTCTCTTTTTAATCTGTCTTCTTCATCCTTCTTTTCTTTTTCTTCTTTTTCTTTTTTGAGTCTTGAATTCTCAATTCTCATTTTCTCATCCTCTTCTTCTTTCTTTTTGAGTTCTGCAAGTCTTGTCTCTTCTGCAACTCTCTCCTTTTCTTTCTTCTCATCAAAGTCTCTCTTGACACTAGCCACTAAAGCATTGAATGCTTCATCAGACATAGAGTCAAAGTTGTATATTGAATAGTCTTCAACATACTGACTTATTTCTTGAATTCTTTGAGCTTTGATTGCTTTAGCTTTTTCTTCTTCTATGATTTTTGCAAAGTTCTCTTGTTTTTCAAGATGCTCTTCAACAGGAGATATAGCTTCTTCAATAAGATTGAACACACCTTGTACTGCTTTGCCATATTTCAATACATCTTCTTTCAATTCTGTCTTTGTCTTTCCAGCATTAACTCTAATTTCTTTCAAAGCTAATCTGTTTGCTCTTGCCTTCTTCATCAATTCAACTTCAGATACATCGCTAACTACAATGTCTTGAGATTCCACAATAAGAGCTTTTGCACTTTCAAACAAAGGTTTGAACTTTGAAATGATAAACTCTGCTTGAGGATTTAAAAGACCTGTTTCAGTAACTACAGTAACCAATTTATTGTCGTTTTCCATATTATACTTCTTTAATTATTGTTGATAATATTGCTTCCACTTCTTTGATGAATGCAACTTGAGAGCTTTCTGCATCTGCAATCTCTGCCATTATAGTTTCTCTTTTAACTTCAATGATATGAAGAGGATGGACTGGTATGTCTGGATTGTATCCTACAAAGTACAACTTTTTTAATTTTTCATTCACTACAAAGTATTGAACCATTTGCCAGTAGTAATCATCCGGAACGTGATTGGTCAACCACATCTTTACATAATTCTTACCTCCTGGACATTTAATCTCAATTCCTTCTTCTTCTCCAATCCAACCATCAGGAGAGTTTGCAATGAATGGATTTCCATCTTTCTCTGACAATCCTGTGCTATCAACTTTCAATCCTGTCTCAAGCTCAAACTCTGCAATAGCATCAACTTCAAGTCTTGTTCCACGATCCATTGCATTCTCTTCTCCATCATCAAGACCAACTGTAAGTCTTTGAGCTATAATATCATAAAGAGCATCTTGTCTTGCCTTTGGAGTTCCCATTACTGATTTGAGAGTTGTTCCTGTTATTTTGCCCTTTCTTAATTGGTGCCATTCAGGAGTTCTCTGCTCTACATTATTGTGGCTTTTCATGTTTTTGAATTATGTTATTTCCCCAAATAATAAAGAACAAACAAATTGCAACTCCAAAGTTTATAATGCACAGTACGATCCAAGCAACTACTGACAATATAAGAATTATAAGTTTTTTATCCATTTTGTTTTAGAGTTTCTTTTATTTCTTTCACGACCTTTATGATGTCTCCATCTCTTCTTTCATCTTCTGATATAGAGATCCAAACCAATCTTAACTCATCTTTTGTTTTTACTTGCTTCAACTTTTCAATGGTGTCTGAAGCATTGTAAACAGATCCTATTCCTGCTATTACTTTTGAGTAGTAATTCTTGTGTTCTTCAAGAAGCCAGTCTCTCCAATAAACTATCTGTTCTTTGACTTGTCCTGCTATAGAATTGTCAACTTTTATAAGACTCTTAACAATCTCTGTGGCAGCATTGGTAGCATTGAAGAAAGCAATACTCAAACCTTTCCTGTACTGTGCGTCTTTGATTATCTTTTCATCTGTTGCCATAATTATTTTGTTGCTTTAAATATTATATTCATTGTTTTGTGTTGAAATGTAATGCTATCTCCTTTCTTTAAATCTTTAATTGAAAGAAGGAACTTTTTAATTTTTGAAACACTCATTCCTAGCACAATTTCTAGCATCACTGGTTTTTCTTTTGTCTTTGCCATATTAAAATATCAACATTAAAAGGGATAATACCAAACCTATCCACAACAATCTTTTAAACAATCTTTTTCTTCTTGCTATCTTTGGTCCTTCACTCATATTATAGTTGGCCATATTATATTTGTTTTCCCATTAACCTAATAAATTCTTCAATGTAAGTATTCTTGAGTCCTTGTTTGTCAGGCTCGTCTGTTAATCCTAACTTTGAAGATACATAAACTTCTGCACATTGTTCTGCATACTCTGCAACTTGATTCTTTACAAAACTTTTAGTTCTGTGAACTGATTCTAAAATGTCTTCATGCATAAATTATTTTATAGATTTTATAGTTCCTTTTTGCTTTAATCTCTGATAATATACCTTTCCATCTTTCTCTGTAACTGCAATCATAATTCCCATAGTTCCAAACAATTCATAAACTCCAAGACTCTTTTGTTTGTTCTGAATAATCTCTTTCTTTGGGAACTGCTCTTTTAGATACTTTTCAATTCTTTTTGTTATTTGTTCCATTTTATATATTGCATTTGCAATTCTTAGCTTTTAATAGTTCTATTTGTTCTTCTAGAGTTTGCCATTCTTTAACTTCTTCATTCAAAGACTTTGCAAACTCATAACCATCTATCATTTTAGGATTATATCCTCTTCTCAACATCTCATTCCTTGTCTTGTGAAGTCTTATCAACAATTTCTCTGGAGCTTTCTCAAATTCTTTTGTTGCTGGATGATTCCTGTAACCTTTCTTGTCTTCTGTGATTATTTTATAGCATCCCAATCCTTCTCTCCAAAGTGCACAAAGATGTTTCTGGCATAACTTTGGAATTAACTTTTCATGCCAGATTCTCATAAGTCATCACAATAATCAGGCTCTGGTAATTTACAAAGACAAACTCTGTCTTCATACTCGTACATTCCATCAGGAGCTAAATTGTATCCATGGAAGTGAACGCTTACTTTCATAAGTCCTGTTCCATGGCAATACTCGCAAATTGCTTTGCCTATGTATTCCATCAAACCCTTTGGACTTCCTACAAATGCCATTTCAAATAATTCCATACTATTGAGCTAAAACTGATAATAGGTGATGGAGATAAATGATTGATGTTATCATCCACAATCCTGTGGCTACTGCAAATCCTCTCCAATAATGGTACTTTCTTTCTTTTGTGTTCATAATAATTTCCACTCAGCTCTGCCACCTTATGAGTAGCAGAGCAGAATGCATAAGGTTAATAAAATAG